GGTACGGGCACCAGTGGTTCTGCTTCTCAAAAGGGCGCCGGTCAGCCTGTAGGCACCAAGACATCTAGCGGCAAGACCTCGGCGAGCGTCAGCAGCAATGACCGGGACGACCGCGCGCAGCAGGAGCTTGCTCAACGGCAAGCTGCCGAGAAGGCAGCCAAAGCGGCACCTGCACCTGCACCTGCACCTGCACCTGCACCTGCACCTGCACCTGCACCTGCACCTGCCCTTGTTTCGACAATGTCGTCGCGGTCAGCACCAACTACGGCACCTGCACCTGCACCGGCTCCTGTTGCACGTCCTGCTTTGGCTCCGGTACAGCCAACGGTTCGACCTGTTGCACGTCCAACTACAGTTTCTCTACCAACCAAGGACCCAGTGACGGGGATCAAGGGCACAGCGGACGTTTCCTTTGAGGAATACGCCTCGTTGCCGCGGGATGACGAGGGCTTTATTGACCTCGGCAGCCGCGAGGCGCAGCTTTTGGATTTGGATGTCCAGCGTCCGGCCGATTACGGCACTCCGGAGGGCTTTGCGCTTGAGGATGCGCTTTATTTTGGTGAAGACAGCCTGCGCTCGCGCATAGAGGCGCCCCCGACGGGGCTTGAAAGCCTGTTACGGAAGACGACGATCGGCTCGATTCTCGGTCCGATGGCCGATCGCCAACAGCAGGTTATGTATAACCAGCTTGTTCAGGGCCCGAATTACCGCGGAACGCCTGTTCAACCTACTGGAAACTTCCTTGTGGACGCGGCTGGTCGCTTTATTGGCGACCGGAGCTTCGATCAGGCGGCATCAAACTACGTTGCGGTGACGGAAAACGGCCGGGTTATCGGGTCGTTGGCTGTGGACGCGGCGGGTAACCCAGTGGGTTACACCGGAACGCGGTCCGAGAACGCGCAAATCATGGACCCGAACATCAACGCGGCGGCTGCGGCATCGTTTATTGAGCCTATTGGGACGGGAACACAGGGCGACGGACCGATGGCCACGGCTGTCGCACCGCCTGTGGTCGATCCGTGCCCCGAAGGTTATCGGCTTGATCCCGAAACGCAGGCCTGTGTGCTGGATGTCGTGGAAGAAGTGCAGCCGCAGCCGGTGCAACCGCCGGTGCAGCCGGGCCCGATGGTTCCCACGGAGGTAACTCCGACGAGCGGTTATACGCAGCTAGGTGCGATGCCTGCGCTGCAGCCGCTCATGCCGCAGCCTGCTTTTGCAATTCCGCGGCCGATGGTGCAGCCGGTTGTCGTTCCTGCGCAAACTGGACTGGCGTCGCTTAGGAGATGAACCTTCAAACGCTCCCAGAGGAGGCGCTCAAGGAGATCTTGGCGCTCACCGAGGCGAAGAAGCGGCTGGATCTTCGGGAGAAGGCCCAGAAGAACTTCATGCCTTTCGTGCACCACGTGTACGACAACTTTATCGAGGGGCGGCATCATCGGGTTATTGCCGAAAAGCTTGAGAGGGTGGCGCGGGGCGAGCTGAAGCGGCTCATTATCAACATGCCGCCGCGTCATTCGAAGTCGGAATTTGCGTCGTACCTCATGCCAGCGTGGTTCTTGGGCCGAAATCCGAAGCTCAAGATCATTCAGGCCACGCACAACACGGAACTGGCTGTCCGGTTTGGCCGGAAGGTGCGGGATTTGATTGACGACCCGCACTATCGGGAGATTTTTCCGAACACGACGCTTAAGGAGGACAACAAAGGTGCTGGGAAGTGGCAGACATCGGTCGGTGGCGAATACTTTGCTGCTGGTGTGGGCGCTGCAGTCACTGGTCGTGGCGCGGACCTGTTTATCATTGACGACCCTCATTCGGAACAGGACGCGCTGAGCGAAACGGCGTTCGATCACGCCTACGAATGGTACACTTCGGGGCCTCGGCAGCGTCTGCAGCCGGGCGGCTCCATCATCTTGGTCATGACCCGATGGGGAAAGAAGGACCTGACCGGTCGTTTGCTGGAACGTCAGTCCAATGACGTGATGGCGGACAAGTGGGAGGTGGTCGAGTTCCCTGCGATCATGCCTTCGGGCAATCCTTTGTGGCCGGAGTTCTGGGAAAAGGACGCCCTACTCGGGATCAAGGCCTCGCTGCCGCTGGGCAAATGGAATGCGCAGTGGCAACAGCAGCCGACCGGCACCGAAAGCGCGATGATCAAGCGCGAATGGTGGCGGGATTGGGATAAGGAGGATATCCCGCGACTAAAGTACGTTCTTCAAGCATATGACACGGCGTTCTCGAAGAAAGAGACGGCCGACTACTCAGCAATTACGACGTGGGGCGTGTTCACTCCGGAGGAGGGTGGACCGGACAACATCATCCTTATGGATGCGCGCCGCGGTCGGTGGAGTTTTCCAGAGCTGAAGGAGATTGCCTATGAGGAGCATGAGTACTGGGAGCCGGATATGGTGCTGGTCGAAGCGAAAGCATCTGGTATGCCACTCATTGACGAGTTGCGGCTCCGCGGTATTCCGGCACTTGGGTTCTCTCCGGGCAAAAAGGCGGGGAAGGGCGGGGTAGACAAATACACCCGCATGCACATGGTAACCCCGTTGTTTGAATCGGGCGTCGTGTGGGCTCCTTTGGCCAAGCCTTTCGCGGAAGAAGTGATCGAAGAGGTTATTTCATTTCCCAATGGCGATCACGACGACTTTTGTGATAGCATGACGCTAGCCCTTATGCGCTTCCGGCAAGGCGGGTTCATTTCGCTTGTTGGAGAGGACGACGCAGAGGAAGAATGGAGGCCCCGTCAGCGGGTGTATTACTAATGGCATTACCCCCTCGCCCCATGGGCTCTCTTGTTGACTCAGGCTTGAATCCGGCAGACACGGCCGGGCTTCCAGAGATGGAAGTCATGGTTACTGGGCCCGAGGAGTTCGAGGGTGGCGCCGAGGTAATCCCTGACGGCGACGGCGGCGCGATCGTACAGGCGCTGGCTCTGCTTGAAGAGCAGGGGATGATGGATGAGCTGATCCCCTTTGACGCGAACCTCGCCGAATACTTGGACAACGGGGTGCTGGGTGAGCTGTCGTCCGAGCTCCGTGGCCTGTATCAAGACGATCTCAGCTCCCGCTCGGAGTGGGAAGACACCTACGTCAATGGCTTGGACCTGCTCGGCCTGAAGTCCGAGGAGCGCACGACGCCGTTCGAGGGCGCGTCGGGCGTAACGCATCCGCTTATCAGCGAAAGCGTGACCCAGTTCCAAGCGCAGGCGTACAAGGAACTTTTGCCCGCTGGCGGCCCTGTTCGCACGAATGTGATTGGCGCCAAGACGCCTCAGCGTGAGGACCAAGCCAACCGCGTCAAGGACTTCATGAACTACCAGATCACCGAGGTGATGGAAGAGTTCGATCCGGACATGGATCAGATGCTGTTCTATCTCCCGCTGTCGGGTTCGACCTTCAAGAAGGTCTATTTCGACATGACCCGCAACCGGGCGATGTCGAAGTTTGTCCCCGCGCAGGATCTTGTTGTGCCCTACTCGGCCTCGGATCTCGGCACGGCCACGCGCGCGACGCATGTCCTGCGGATGGACATGAACGACGTCAAAAAGATGCAGTACGCGGGCGTGTACCGCGACGTCGACCTGCAGCCTTCGGATGACACTGAGGACAACAAGGTCCGCCAGAAGGTCAACGAGCTGGAAGGCTTGTCCAAAAACTACTCGGATGACGTGCTGACGGTCTTGGAGATGCATGTCGAGCTGGATCTGGAAGGCTTCGAGGACATGAATCCGATGACCGGTGAACCGACCGGCATCAAGCTTCCCTACATCGTCACGCTCGACGAGGGCTCGGGACAGGTCCTGAGCATCCGCCGCAACTACGACGAGATCGACCCCCTCAAGCGGAAACGTCAGTACTTCGTCCACTACAAGTTCATGCCGGGACTTGGCTTCTACGGCTTTGGCTTGATCCATATGATCGGCGGCTTGGGCCGAGCAGCAACCAGCTTGCTGCGCCAGCTCATCGATGCCGGCACACTTTCGAACCTACCGGCGGGCTTCAAGGCCCGTGGTGTGCGCGTTCGCAACAGCGACG